GCCGTGTCCGATGTGTTCGCCGGCCTGTGCCGCTCAATCGAGCAAGCTAGCCGCGCTGATCAGATCTATAAAGAACAATTCAAGTTCGCTGTCGCGGGCGGGTTCGGTGCGTGGCGCATCATGCCGACCTACATGCAGGACGACGGTGAGGGCGCGTTTGACCAGGTGCTACGCGTCATCAACATAGCGAACCCGCAGACGGTGGTGTGGGACCCGCAGTGCGCTGACGCGTGCGCGGCCGACGCCAACAAGTGCATCGTCGCGGAGCGCATCTCCGACGACATCTACGACCAGCTGTACACGACCGGCGAGAATCCTGTCGGTAACCGCTCCAGCTTCAACATGTCGCGCGACAGCTACGGCTGGTTCACAGATAAAGAGGTTCGTATCGCGGAATACTTCGAGCGCGTCCCGCGTGAGAAGTGGATCGCCAAGATGACCGACGGCACCGTACGTGAGTATGACGCCGACCTCAGGGCCACCGAACAGCACCTCGAAGATCACGGGCTGACGCACGAGAAGAGCGGCGTCACCCGGATCGCCAAGAACAAAAAGACCGGCAAAGAGATGATCCGTAAGACCACCAAGTGGCAGGTCATGTGGGTGAAGGTCGACGGCTCCAACGTCCTCGAAGGCCCGTACTACTACGACTGGAAGCGGATCCCTGTCGTGCGCTGCCCCGGCCGCTACATCAACATCGAGGGCCGCAAGAAATTCCAATCGCTGATCCGTCACTCCAAGGACGCGCAGCGCAGCTACAACTCCCGAGCCTCTGACATGATCGAGCGCAGCGCGCTCCTGCCGAAGGCGCCGTACCTCGTGACTGAGGCGATGATAAAGGGCTACGAGAACGAGTGGAACCAGGCGAACGTCGCCTCGCGCCCATACCTACCGTACAACGTCGACAAGAACGCTGAGGGTGGGATGCCGTTCCGCACCCCGCCGCTAGACCTGCCGCAGGGCGCTATGGCGCTCGCGCAGATGTCGATCCAAGATATTCAGGCCACCATCGGCTACTTCGACCCAGCGCTCGGCAACTCGGAAGATATGAACCGCGTCTCAGGGAAGGCGCTCGTGCAGCACACGAAGCGCTCAGACCTGGGGAGCTTCGAGTTCATTGACGGGTTCAGCTCCGCGCTGCAGCTCACCTGGGAAATGTTCGTCGACATGATACCGACCGTGTACGACTCCGAGCGGGTCGAGCGCATCGTCGGGCACGACAACGTCGACAAGATGGTCGAAATAAACAAAGAAGACAACCTGACCGGCGACATCATCAACGACCTGTCGAAGGGTTCGTACGACGTCGAGGTCACCATCGGCCCGAGCTTCCAGTCCGCGCGGCAGGAAGCGCTCGACACGCTGATCTCGTTCGCCGAGGCGATGCCTAGCGCGGCGCCTGTGATACAGGACCTGATCGCGAAGAACATCGACTCGCCGGACGCGCAAGAGATGGCGAACCGGCTGCGTATCCCGCTTATTCAGCAGGGCATCATCCAGCCGACCGCTAAAGAGAAGGCGGAGGGCGCAGGCTCGAAGAAGAACCAACAGCAACAGCAGCAAGAGCAAGCGCAAGCGCTCCAGCTGCAGCTGCTCCAGGGCAAGACCACGAAGATGACCGCCGACGCGCAGATCGCGCAATCGCGCGCCAAGGTCAGCCCGCTGGAGCAGGACAAGATCAAGTTCGAGGTGGCCGGCAAGCACCTGGCTAACATCAAGCTGGCGCACGAGATAGGTGCGGACGGTAAACAGCAGCAGAACGATATGCAGTCCGCGCAGATGGACCTCGCCGCCAAGCACGTCGGGAACATGCAGGACCTCGCGCACGCCGGCCAGCAGCATCAGCAGGACCAGCAGCAGCAGATAGCGCAGCACAACCAGGAGCAGCAGGTACAGCAGTCGCAGGCGCAGGCCGAAGCGCAGCGCGCTCAGCAGGCGCACGAGCTGGAGCTGTCGCGCGCCGCCCAGGCCCACGAGGCCGAGATGAACCGCATGCACCAGAAGCACGCGCTCACGATGAAGCACACACAGGAGTTGAACGAGCAGAAGGTTGCCGCCGCGAAGGCGCTGGCCGCTGCCAAACCCAAGAAGCCGAAAAAGGCTGCTTGATTTTCCCAGTCTGGTGAGACTCGCCTCGCGGCAGCGTATGCCGTGTAATTAGGAGACTATCATGGCCTTTTCGAGAGACGATCTAGAGAAATATGAGAAGCAACCGCAGAAGCAGGTCGACGACAAGTTGAACCCGTTCCGCGGTGCTACCCCCGCCCGTGTCGCTGACGCCGCCGCAGTAGCTGCGGTCGCCGCGGGACAAGTTGATGCCACTCCGGGAGGCAGTGCTGCAGCCGCAGCCTCGGACCCGCTCGTTGACGACGATGCCCCTATCGTTGACGAAGACGGGACACTCGGCGACCAGACCGATTCTGGTGAAGGGACTTCGGACGAAGACGCGGACTCGTCCACCGCAACCGCCGATCTCAGCGGCGAATCGGACCCAAACACGGACCTGACTGGCGAAGCGGATGACGTAGAGGCGTCACGCGCGCGGCCAGCACCGAAGAAGGGATCTGCTGAGGAACGCATAGTAGAGTTAAACGATCTGCTCGAAGGCACGAAGATATTTGGCAAGCACATGCAGGGCCAGCTGAAAGACGCACTGTCCGAGCTGGAGCGGTTGAAGAACGGCGGGAAACCGACCGAAACTCAGACCGCCGCTGCCGTCGCTCCTCCCGTTGAGAAAGACGAACCGATGCCGGACCTAGCCGACGCGGACGTTGCTTTCGATAACGACAAGTATCGAGCCAAGATGCAGAAGTGGTCAAAGGATCAGGCTAAGATCGCCGCTCGCGAGATAGTTCGTGAGATGACGGGTGCGGATGAGGCGCAGAAGCGCCGCGCCGCAGTCGAAGAGAAAATCGCGAAGTTTTCAAAAGTAACTCCCGATTATGAAGCGGTCGTGACAAAGAACCCTGTCCTCGCGGCGAATCAGCTGGCGTTTGACGCTGGCGTAGCCGTCGCTCAGTCCGAGTACACCGGGCAGCTGTTGTATAAGTTCGGGAAGGATACCGCTCTAGCGATTAGAACCGCTAAGCAGTCGCCAGCCCAGCAGCTTATCACCATCGGCAAGATGATCGCGGAGATTGAGAACGAGACCTCTTCTAAGTCTAAGCAGAACGGAAACGGCTCCAAGCCCAATGCGCAACAAGGGCAACAGAAGTCCATCACTAAGGCGCCTCCTCCCCCCAGCCCGACAAGAGCTGGCGGACGTGCAACCTCGCGAGATCCGCAAGACCCGAACATGTCTGTGGAAGAATTCGCGCGCCAGCACAGGGCAGGCAAACAGTCAGCACGCGAGATCGCCCGGAAGGGTCGCGGGCTGAACTAAAATAAATCGGAAAGGATAAATGGCTAACTCACTAATCACCGCTCAATGGGTTGCACGCAAGGCTCTCGTCTTGTTGCACGCCAAGAGCAACTTCACGGGTCGCACGAACCGTGACTATCAGAGCTTGCTGCCCGGCCCCATCAACGGGGTCATCTTGGGTCAACAGCTCTCGATCCGTCTGCCGTTCCAGTACACCCTGCGTACTGGCCCGCAGATGAACGCACAGAACTCTGTCCAGCGTTTCGCCACCCTGTTGGTCAACCAACAGCTCGGCGTTGACATCAACTTCACTTCGGTGGAGCGCGCGATGTTGCTGAACAACTTTGAAGAGCAAGTGCTCGAACCTGCCATGGCGCGTCTAGCGGCCGGCATCGAGAACTTCACCACGGGACAAGTCAACAACGTTCCGAAGTTCACTGGCGCCTTCAACACCACAGCGACCTACGATCAGCTGCTCCAGAACGAGCAGTACCTGACGGAAGCTCTGGCCCCTGAAGATGACCGGCGCACTTTCACGGCGACCCCGCAAACCTCGCGGTACTTCGTCCGTGACAACAAGGGCCTGTTCCAGCCTGAGTCCACGATCTCTGACCAATGGTTAGAGGGCGTGATCTCGGACAAGGCCGCTGGCTACGTCTGCTTCCGTAACACGAAGCTCCCGACGCACGTCATCGGATCCTTCAGCACCACGGCGGCCCCGGCCGTCAACGGCGCTGGTCAGTCCAACCCCGGCGCGGGTAACGCGTTCGTCTCCACCTTCACGCTGAACACTAACGGCTGGGCTTCTGGTCTCACGACCTTGAACGCAGGCGACGTGATCAGCATCGCGGGCGTGAACGAGGTCGATCCCGAGACGAAGGCGTCTTTGGGCCGCCCCAAGCAGTTCGTTGTGACTGCGACCATCAGTGACACCGCAGGCGCCATCGCGATTCCGATTGCTCCGGGTATCATCACTGGCGGTGCATACCAGAACGTGGACAACGTCCCCGGCGCTGGCGCTTTGATTAGCGTCTTCGGCCAGAGTGGCGCGGCTGCCATCGCTGCCCTGAACGGCCAGCTGATCAAGCAGTCCCTCGGCTGGTACCGTGACGCGATTGTGTTTGCGAACCCCCCGATGCTCGACCTCAGCCCCCTCGTTAAGATGACGGCTGCGGAAGCATTTGAAGGGTACAACATCCGCTTCGCTCAACAGTGGGATCCGTCTAACGACGTGCTCCCGGCTCGTCTCGACTCGATTGTCGGCGCCGTGCTCGCTTATCCCGAGCTGGCTGTGCGGAACATCGAAGTCGCGTCGGCTGCTTAATCTAACATAGGACAATCAAATGAGTAACTATCAAGTTGGATACGGGCATGGCGACGTGGTTGGCGTTCCGTTCGATTTCTACGCAGGTGCGACCCTGGTAACAGGGTCTACGATCACGATGCAGACTGGCGTATTAGTGGTCAACCCCACCGGTACCCTGGCTGCTCTGACCGTGAACCTTCCACTGAATCCGGTGGATGGAGCAGATGCGTCGATCACTTCGACCGCTATCCTCACGTCTCTGACCGTGAACGCGAACACTGGCGACGTGATCGTCGGCGGCATCCTCGGCACTGTGACTGGCTTGACGCCCGTCGCTTCTGTCGGTGCCGGCGGCGCTACCGCCACCATCAAGTACAAGTACACCCTGAACGGCTTCCAGCCCGCCAGCGGCGCCGCGGTTAACCCGCGCTCTTGGGTACGCGTGCAATAAGAAGAAATAGCGCCGCCGCCCTCACCCGGTAGGCGCTTGTGGTGAACGTCCACCCATTTAAGTTAGACGTGACAGCTCGGAGAGACGGCACTGAATTTTACAGAGAGGCGACGTGGCTCAGACCAACCAGCAGATCATCACCGAATCTTTCCAGATTCTTGGCGTCGTACGCGAGGGCCGTCAGCCGACGGCTACGCAGTCCGCCAACGGGCTGACGATCCTCAACGACAACCTTCTGACGCAGATGCGCGACGGTTGGGGGAACCTAGGCTGGTACCCGCAGACGATTGCGCAGCTGAACACGCTCTCGCCTCTCAAAGACGAAGACATCGCCGACGTCAAGTACGTCCTGGCCGGATGGATCTCTGCCCGGTACGGCATCACGATCCCGCCGTCGCCGGACCCGATGAACGGGTGGGACCTGTCGGCCCTTATCTCGCAGGCCATGCGCCGCCTCACGAAGCGGTACCTGAAGTACACTGAGTGCGATCTTGGAGAGCTCTCTCGCCCGCAAGGCGGCCCGTGGGGGGGCCCAAATTGGCTCGTGGTGTTGATTTCATTAGGTTTTTTCTCACATCTGGTGTTTCAATTCTATCCGGCGTAAACTACGGTGATGGGTCAGGGTAGAACTATCGAAGGTAATTTAATGGCGGCTGCCGCAAGAGCGCGCGGCGAGAAACGCTATTTTACAGGTCTTCCATGTAAATCGGGTCATGTAGCAGAGCGGCAAATATCTAACGGCACATGCGTCGAATGTTTGGAAGAGCGGCGCAAAGCTAACATGCACTGGTTCCGTGATCATGATAAAAAACGGCAACAGACACCAGAGCGCCGTGCGGATAAAGCCGCGAGTGAACGCAAGAACAGGAAGAAAGAAAGTCGTAAAGCAGCCAACGCCGCGCTACGCATGAAGAGGATAGCTTCGCAATTACAGCGTACGCCGCCTTGGGCGGACCTTCTGCTTATTAGAGAATTTTATAACGAGGCCGCTCGTCTCACTAAAGAGACGGGCGAACCCTGGCACGTTGATCACGAGATACCGTTGAACGGGAAACTCGTCAGCGGATTGCACTTAGCGGAGAATCTGCGCGTGATCAAGGGCATCGAAAACCTCAAGAAAGGCGCGCAGTTCAATACGAACTGATGGCCCCGGCGCAACCGACTACCATACCGCTCCCGCTAGCTTCGTATCAGCTCGCCGACCTGCGAGCCGGATCGAAGCGGCTGATCGGGTGCTACCCGGAGCCGTCGCAGCAGTCGCAGCCGGACGATGAAGAGGATCAGCAGCCAGCGTCCTTGCGGCGCTGGCCCGGGCTCTCGACGTTCACGCCGCAGGGCCTGATCAACCCGCTGCGCGGGATGTGGGAGATGGCCGGCGTAGTGTACGCCGTCGTAGGGTTCGATCTCTACGTGGTGGGCACCAACGGAACCTTCACGCTCGTTCCCGGATCCGCCAGCAACATAACTGGGACCGGCTTCGTGCGGATGACGGACAACGGCGCGTGCTTAGTTGTCCTGGTGCCGGGCACCGACATCTGCTACACGTACACGCCCTTCGCTGGCGGCGGCGGGTTCCAGCAGCTGACGAGCTCGTTCTTTCTGGCGCTGGGCGGCGCGCTCGATGTGTGGTACGTAGATACGTACATTGTGTTCCTGGCGAATAATAACAACGGGCAGGGCTCGTACACTTTCTTCAATGACGACGGTCGACAGGTCTCTGCCAACGCGCAGATTACCTTTACCACCGCCGCCTCGTTCAGTCGGCAGTTCGGCACGGACCCGTTCTACGGGATGTGTGTCGACCACCGCGAAATTTTAGTGTTTGGCTCGCGCTCGTCTGAAGGGTTCGTGAACACCGGGAACCCGACCGGGTCACCCTTCAGCGCGGCCTCCGACACCTACATGCCGTACGGCGTGCACCCGCAGTGCCCCTACAGCATCGCGCTCCAGGACAACTCGGTGATGTGGGTAGCGAACGATCTGACGGTGCGGCGACGGAACGGCCAGACACCGGTCCGTATATCGAATGCAGGGATCGAGGCGGTGCTCTCGAACGCGAGCAAGTACGGGCTACTGCCCGGCACCTACGCGCTGTCGTCTCCAGCTGGAGGCCCGACCTGGAACGGTCACCCGTTCTACGTGCTGACGATACCGCTCGCCGAACGCACGATGGTCTATGACTGCGTGACGCAGCAGTGGTTTGATCTGGTGTCGGTACTGAACGGGCAAGAGGTACAGTACCGCGGGCTCTCGTACCTGAACGCGTTCGGCAAGCAGATGGTCGGCGACTCAGAGAGCGGCACCATCGGGTACCTGGACGACACCGTCCAAAATGAATTTGGGAACGTGAACGCGCCGACGGTGTGCGCGTTCACTACGCAGCCGATCTACCAGCAGAACAACCGCCAGACCGTACGACGCGTCGAGTGCGTTGTAACTGCAGGCGACGGCCCAACCCCAGCGGTCGCGCCGCGGATCGACCTGCTCCTCTCAGATAACTGGGGCCAGACCTTCGACGTGTCGGGTGATGACTCGCAGACGCTCGGGGTGCCGGGCGACACAGACAACCGCGCGATCTGGTGGAACCTGGGGCAGCACTACAGCCTGGTCTGCCAGTTCCGAATAACGGACGCGTCGCCGACCTTCACGGTGGACATCACCGCGATGGTCGAGCCGTGCAAGTGGTAGCGTGTCGATTGCGCTGAAGTCGAAGCCGGGCCTGACGGGCTCGACCGCGCTATCGATCCCGGCGACGTGGGACGCTACCTGGTTCCGGCACTTCATACACAACATGTTGAAGGGCGCGGACGTGCGCAACTCGATTGGCGCGAACGGCATCAAGATCACGGGCAACATCGCTAGTCCGTACGCGACTATCGGGTTCGGCGGGCCGGCGAGCTTCGCTGGCCCTATCACGATCACGGCCGCCACCGGCCAGGTGACGCTCACAGTGAACGGCGCCTCGGGGCAGCCTGCGATTGTCGCGGTCCCTGGGAGCGCAACGGACTACGGTCTGGCTATAGAAGCCGCGACGGGCGGTAACTCCGCCATAGAGTTCCTGATCAATGGCGTGCTTCAGGGATTGGTCGGCGTGTCCGGTGCCGCGGGGCAGATGATCAGCGGCTCTGCCGTAAACGACCTTAATCTCCGGTCCATCAACGGCGCGGTCCGGATCGCTAGCGGCGCCGGCTCCTCCTCTAACTTGACAATCGGGACGTCGGGCAACGTCACCGTCGCCGGGAACCTGGGCGTGAACAACGTAGCGCCACCAGCGCAGGTCACAGGGTTCGGTTCACCCGTAGGTGCGGCGGTAGTTCTCAATTACAATATCACAGACGCTGGTGGAGCGAACAGCAACACCAACAAGTGCGTAGCCGAAATTCTAACTGTCCTTAAGAACTTCGGCTTGATCGGTGCATAGTGTTTTCAACTTAAGAGGTGAGTCATGACGAACGCAGAAGAGACTAATCAGAGCAGCACGGGCGAAGAGATAGCGAAGCACATCGCGGCCGCGTTCAAAGACCATCCCCACGACGAGGTGCGCGTGAACCCCAATGTCCAGGCCGCTATCCCGGAGCACATCGCGAAAAACCTTCTAGAGTTTTTACGACGCGTGCAGTCGACCGGCATGGAGGCCGTAGCGTGGGTGGAAGCCTACCAATTCGTACAGAAGTACGTTCAGCATCAGCAGCCGCTGCCACCCTCACCGACGTGAGAAAGAGATGACGATGTTTAAATGGACGATGGAGGCGGCGCTTGCCGCCGTAGCGATCTTAGTAACGACCGGCGGGAGCCTGTACACGACCGTGTACCACGGCGGAGCTGTCAACCAACAGATATCTGACCTGCAGACTAAGACCGCCGCAACTGAGGCGCACGTCGCGAAGCATGATGATCAGCTGTCCATTATCCAGCAACAGAACGCAGCGACGAAGCAGTCGCTGGACGACATCAAAGATGTCGTACACGACATCCAGACCCAGGTGAGGAAACCGCAGCATGGCGATAACAAATGACACGGTGCTCGATCCGTCGATAGATCGGCGCCTTGCGATTGATATAGATGCCTCAGAGAGCGACAGGCTAGCCGCGTATCTGGACACGAAAGGAAACTGGACCTGCGGGCGCGGTCACCTTCTGCCGCCGCCCGCCCCGGGCCGCTCGTGGGCAGGGTTCACGGTGATACAGTCGACTAGCGACAGCTGGTTCTGCACCGACATCATGAACGCGATGCGGCTCGCATCGAGGTGGCCTGAGCTCGAATCGTGCGACACCGACTGCCGCAAGAACGCGCTCTATGAGATTGCGTTCAACATGGGTGGCCGGTGGGAGCAGTTCGGCCCGACACGCGCCGCCATCACAGCGAAAGATTGGCAGACAGTGCACGATCACCTGCTCGGCAGCCTGTGGGCGAAAGAAGTGCAGCCGGACGGTTTCGATAAGCCGGGCCGCGCCACCCGCATCGCGAATTATTTTCTGACAGGTGAGTACCAGTCGTGAAGTTCGATGATTGGCTGGTAATGTTCTTAGTTGCTGGCGCGTTCGTAGCTTCTTGGGTCTATGTGTTCACCCACCCGTCAGACACCGCGTTCGGCGTCTGCGTAGGTGGTGTCGGCACGTTCGGCGCCATCTTTCACGGTATACGAGTTCACGACGACAAGGAGCCAGACAAGTGCCCGCCATCTTAATTCTTTTGAAGTCACTGTCGCCGAAGACGTGGCTACACATAGCGTTCGCTGTCGCGGTGCTGTCAGCGGCCGCGTGGATCTATCACAAGGGTGAGCAGCACGACGCTGCCGCCACGACGAAGCTGGCGCAGGCCGCTATCGTTCACGACACAGAGGTGCAGAATGTTGTCAAGTCAAAACTCGCAGACGCGCTCAAAGACTACGAGCTGGCGCCTGTTGTTCCTGTTGCTACCCATATCCCTAGCATCGTGTGCTACTCGTCCGGTGGCAGTACAGTGCCCGGTGGGCGCGGCCCCGCCAGCGCCAGCGATGGTGCCGGAGCAGCCGTCCCCTCCGCTCCAGCCGCAGCTGATGCAGGATTTGATCCCGCCCCAGCCATCAGCAGGGACGGGCTCATCGCCGACACCGAAATCTTGAGGCTGAAGGCGAAGGTTACCCTACTACAGCAAACGGTGAGCGCGTATCAAGACGCTGGTCTAGTAGCAAGAAAATAATTATGGGTCCTGTGTCCACGAAGGGTACCGCCGGGGATGATACAGCTGTCCGCGTCGGGCAGACGACCACCGACAGCGCGGAGGACTTCGGCGGCCAGATCTATAACCCGAACGGTACCCCGGTCACTAACGCAGAGACCAACTCGGGACAGTACTACGCGAACCTAGAGCAGTACGCGGGCGAGCAGGCAGCCTCCGACGGTAACTTTGTTTCTAATGTCATCACACCCGCCGCGCGCGTCGTGGCCGGGGTGGGGCTGATGGGTGCGGTAGCGATTGCGCCGGAGCTTGCGCCGGTCCTCGGTGGCGGTATAGCTGGCGCGGCCGCCGCGGGCGCCATCGGGGGCGCGGCGAGCTCGACGCTCGCAGATAAAATTAGTGGCGCGCCGGTTACTCTCGGCGGCGTCGGCAAGGGCGCGCTTACTGGGGCGGTCACCGCGGGGCTAGGCGCCGCCGCACCGCAAGCATCTAACGCGCTGACGAGCGCGGGCGTGCCCGCACCGCTCTCTGCAGGCATCGTCAAGGGCGTTACCGGCGCGGGCCTCGGGGCACTAAGCTCGGGCCTAAGCGGCGGCAACGCAACCAACTCTGCTATATCCGGCGGAGTCAGCGGATTCTTAAGCGGCGCCGTCGGTAACGCGACAGGCAGCAGCTTACTCGGAAAGGTAGCGGCGGGGGCGGGCGGCTCGGTGCTCTCCCCTCTCCTCGCGAGCGGCACCAGCACCTCAAGCGTTGGCGCCCCAAACAGTAGCGGTTCAGGGTCTACTCCTCAAGGGAACATCGGTATGGCATTAAGCGCGAACTCGGGTCTATCACCAGCCACAACTGGCTTAGGCACCGTATCACCAAGCACAGACTCAACTCTCGCTTCGACCATCGGCAGCGTGCTGCCCGGCGTTGTACAGTCGGGGATAGGCGCCGCCGGCTCTCTCGCTGCAGCGAACGCGCAGGTGGGTGCCGACCAGAGCGCTATCACTACCCAGCAGGGCGCGCTCGGCAACATCAACAACATCTGGGCCACGCAACAGCAGACCGGCCAGGGCGCGAACACCGCCCTCCAATCTTCGTTAGGATTGAACGGCGCGACGGCCGACCCCTCCAACTTCCTGAACATGCCAGGATACCAGTTCGCTGTGCAGCAGGGCACGCAAGCTGTCCAGCGGCAGGCGGCCTCGATGGGGAGCGCCTACACCCCGAACACTGCGGCCGCGGTCGGCCAGTACGTGACCGGCACCGCCTCGCAAGATTATAATACTTACATCAGCCAGCTCATGGGCGCGGCCGGTCTCGGCACTACGGCGAACCAGGGCCTGCAGACCGGGCAGCAGACCACCGCCAACAACATCAGCACACTGCAACAGAACCAGGGCCAGGCTACAGCGGCGGGCATCAGCGGCGTCACCAACTCGGCGGCGGGCCTGTTCGGCGTCAACGGCGCCGGCACGAGCCTGCTCAACGGCGTGACCGGCGGCAGCGGCGGCGTACCGAACCCCAACGCGAGCGGCACCTTACCCACCGGCGCGACAGGGCTGGGCGGATCTATCCCGACCGCGGCGAACGGCGGGCAGCTGCAGTATGATGCGAACGGTAACATCATCGGTAGCTCCGTGCCAACAAACTCTAGCCCGTACCCGGCCTCTATGACAGACACCGGCACCAGCGACTGGACCGACCCCAACAACACCAGCGCGCTGACGGACCCCAGCAGCATCTTCGGGAACCTGTACTGCGACCGCCGCATGAAGGAAGCTCCCGCGCGGCTAGGCACCGCCAGCAACGGGCTGCCGCTCTATGAATTTAATTACATAGAGGACGAGACCAAAGAGCGTCACGTAGGCTACATGGCGGACGAGGTCCTGGAAATGTACCCCGACGCGGTCACCGTTGGCCCGAGAGGGTTCCTGATGGTTAACTATGGTAAGGTACCCTCGTGAGCGATATACCTGACAACGGCTCATTCAACGCTAGCCTAGCGAACATCAACTCGGCGAACTTCGGGCCGACCGCGGTAGCGAACCAGCAGCTCGCTGGCGCGAACACGCAGAACGTGCAGCAGGCCGCGCAGGCGCAGGCTATGCAGAACCAGATCCTGCAGGCGCGTATGCCGCTGATCCTCGCCGGCATACACGGCCAGTCTGTCGGCTCGGGAGACCAGTCCGGCGTAGACGCTCAGGGCAGCGGCGGAGACGGGTCCGGCTCCGGCAGCGCGTCCGTGAAGCCGGGCGCCGCCGACCCGACAGACCTCGCGTCGCAAGACAAGTCCGCGGTGCCGCCGGACCAGAACTTCTATAATCCAGACAAGATCGACGCCGCGCTACGCGCGAAGTATTTAGTTCAGCAGGTCACACCAAAAGAGGCTAGCGACCTGAACGACGCGTACGCGCGTGACCCGAACGATCAGTACGGGATGGGCCCGAAGCGCGTGATGGCGCAGCGAGACTTCCGCATAGCGCAGCAGACCCAGCAGAGCGAGATCGGCGCGCGCGATGACTTCGACAAGCTGTCCGCGGTTACCGACGCGCCTGTCGGCAACGCGATGGACGTGCTAGAAGCGTCGCACCCCGAGACCGTCGCCGCGATCCGGCGCCAGTTCGCGAAGGATCCTAACGAAGATCAAGACGAAGACGCCGCCGCGCGCATGTTCGCCGCGCACACGGCCGGCGCCGTCCATCAGTACACCGGCCGCAAGGCCGTTAAAGATGACGCGGGCGTGTACCGCGACGAAGCTACCGGGATCCCGATCCCTGGCGTCGAGAAGGTTGGTCTCTCGACCGACCAGTACCTGAAGTACGCTCACGAAGCTATCGCGCCCACCGACATGCCAGACGGCAGCGGCGGTACCGTGCAGGTACCGATGTGGAAGAAGGCGCAGATGCTCGGCGCGAAGAACATCAACGGGCCAGGCGACTGGATCATGGTGCGCGCCTCGCAGAGCAACCTGCCCGGCGCCGCCTCAACCTTGAGCCCCAACAGCGCCCCGAAGCAGGAGGCGCAGTCCGTAGCGCAGGCCGCGCTCACTAAAGCACAGCAGCAGCGGTCCGCCGCCCCCGCGACGAATACCGACGGCACGCCGAAGGACGGCGTAGCGCGCAACGCGCAGGGCAACGTCGACCCG